TTAAAGCACGTCATACAATCTTATGATACAGCGTTTGGCAAGAAACAGACGGCCGATTATTCTGCCATTACCACATGGGGTGTGTTTTATTTAAACGACGACAGCCCTGCTAGTTTAATATTACTAGATGCTAAAAAAGGCAGATATGATTTTCCAGAGCTTAAACAAGTTGCTTTTGAGCAGTGGAAGTATTGGGATCCTGATACAGTTATTGTTGAGGCTAAAGCATCAGGTCAGCCACTTACAGACGAGCTGAGAAAGATGGGCATACCTGTAGTCAACTTCTCTCCGTCTAAAGGAAACGATAAGCATACCAGGGTAAATTCTGTTGCACCTTTATTTGAAAGTGGTATGATATACGCTCCAAACCAGGAATTTGCTGAAGAAGTGATCGAGGAGTGTGCGGCTTTTCCATTTGGTGAACATGACGATTTGGTTGACTCGACAACCCAAGCCATCATGCGTTTTAGACAGGGTGGTTTTGTTTTACATCCTGATGATTTAAAAGAAGAACAAATTACGAAAACGAAAAGGAATTATTATTAATGGCAAAAAACCCAATAGATATAGGTGCTAAAATTTATGAAGTTTTAACTAAACTTTACGGCAAAGCCTTTACTAATAACATGATAGGCACTCAATCTAATGTAATTAAGCCAGTTGCGTTAGATGCAAACGCCCCTACAAAAAATCAATATTCTAAATCAGCTTTTAAAAATTCAAAAACCTTAGAAATTATTGATGAAAAAATTATGGAGTATGCGCCCACTATTCTTGCAAACAAGAACATGAAAGAAAAAATGAATTTTTTAGAAAATGCAGAAAATCTTTTAGCAAGCAGAAAAACACAAACAGGCTCTAATATTAAAACTGAGACTGAAACTGGATTAAATAAAAAGGGAGCAGAAATTTTAGATATCAAGACAGGTAAAAAAGCAGAGGGTATTGAAACATTAAAAGAAGATTTAGGTTTACCACCAGAAGTAGATCCTAAGAGTCAGATGGGTAAAGCTTTATTAGAGAGCAAACGTAATTTTAAAGCCATGGATGATGACATGGATGACACTTTAAAAAAAGCTGTGGACGCTTTCTTTGGACCAAAAAACGCAGCTAAAACTTTTAACGATGCTAGAAGAAGACCTATTATCAGACAGATCTTAGCTGAAGAACCGACGATTATAAAAAATTTAAGTGAGGATGACTATGATAGTTTATTATTTGGATATGACTTAAACAAAAATGCAGATCCAAATAAAGATCCTTTTGTATATTTAAATAAATATTTTGTAAGAGACGAAGATCAACTTGATATGTTGGATAATATCATTGATGAAATGCCTGGCAGCACACCAGCAGAAATATCGGCAGAGTTTAAAAAAAGAACAGGTGGCTTGAAACCAAAAGATCTTGGAGATAAATTAAAAGACTTACCTGATGATATTGATCCTGATGCTTTAGCTGAAGGTGGCAGACCTGGCTTTGCAGGCGGATCAAAAGATTCTGTACTAAGTCCACAAATGCAAGACTACATAAATAATTATGCTGATCAAATGACATTTGAGCAGTATCTACAGATGACAGTTAAAAGAAAAAAGAGTGCAGGCGGCGGTCTAAATTATTTAATGGGGTTATAATATGGCCTCAGAACTTCTTAAAAACAAAGCACTCATACAAAAATTAAAAGAACCTGATGTTCCTATAATTAATTTTGATTTAGCTAACTCAGCATTAGATTATAGTATAGAATCAACTGAAGAAGAACTTTTACCAAAAGCAAAACCAATAGAGTTATTTGAGGAGAGAGAAAGAGTAAGAACAGAAAGACTATCAGACACTCTTAAAAAAATAGGTGGTGGGTTGATGGATGAGTCTGTAGATTTTATTGAGAGAGAAGAATTAAAAGCTGAAGGTGGGCGTATTGGTTTTGCAAACGGCAAATCAGCAGCACAGAGACAACGTGAGTATAGAGAAAGAAATCCATACAAACTAAAAACAACAGACATCTTTGTTGATGGAGTAAAATATACTATTCCTAACAATGCGATGAACCCAGAGGCAGCGAAAGGTCTTATAAAATTTTTAAACAAATTAGAAAAAAATCCAACACTAGATAACTATAGAGAGCTAGTTGCAGGATTAGATAAAAAAAATAAAAATGTTGGCGACCAAATTAGAAACTATAGATATTATTTACAAGGTGAAAAGAAAGGAGCTTTTATTGGAAGAGACGGTAAAGAAACAGGAGTAGCTATGAGAAAACTCTTTGATGAAATCAAATCAAAGCTACCAAAACAATCTACTGAACTTTTAAGTAAAATAACTAGCAAAGATATTAAAGGACAGGTTGTAAAAACAGCTACCAAAGCTGCAGGCGAAGCAGCTAAAGGCACATCAATGGATGTTGTAAATGCAGTCAGAGATATTTTTGTTAATGATCCTAACAACGCTCCAAGTTTAGATGATGTGGCAGAAGGATTAGAAGGAACTAAAAAATTTAACGCTGCCAGTGCGTCAGAAAAAATTAAAATGAGAACAGCAGCAAAAAACTCTGTTAAGACTTTTCTAGAAGCAGTTACAGGAGATAGAAAAGTTAAAGGATTTAAAGACATAGCGCCAGAAACTTTAGGAGATATTATTCAATATATTGATGATAATAAAAGGGGCGAGTTTGGTTTTGCTGAAGGATTAATTAGAGATTATAAAATTAAATTAAGAGACTCTTTGATTAAAGGAGATTTTGCAAAGCAAAGAAGAAACCTACGTGGACAAGAAAAAGGTAAAGTTATAGACGAAGTTTTTGGTCTATCTGCAACTTTTGAAAACGCTCCAGGTTACACAGAGAACGTGCAAATTATTTCTGAGGAAGCTAATAAATTAAAAAGAACACAAATAGATAAACCTTTTACAGCGATATTAAAAGCCGTTAAAGAAGGTAAAGATACTATAACGTTTGATAAAAAAAGAGACGTACCTATATCTGAAGCTATTAAAAAATTTAATCTTAAATCAAAAACATTTAGTAATGTAAATAAAATATCCACACCACAAATTCTTTTAGGCGATAATTTAGATGCTACTAAACTCGTATCAAATTTTAAAGATTACTCACCACAAGCACAAAAAAATATTTTAGATTTAGCAGACGAGGGTTTTGTTTTAACTTCTACTAAACCAGCCACACCCGTTGGAAAACTAGCCTTTAAACCTGGTATGCAAGAATCAGGCCAGAAAAAACTAACTGCTCTTCAACAAATTGCCTCTGGTAAAAATGTTGGTGTTGACCCAGTTCTTTTAACCAAAGCTGGCTTCGAGGAGTTTGTAAAACCTGCAGCTAAGATGGGAGCAAGAGGAGCTGCTGGTTTAGCTGATCTTGCAATATCTGCTGGTAAGGGAGGAACAGGTCTTGCAATAGGTGCTTTATTAGAAGCTGACCCAATCATTACTGGAATGTCAGAAGGAAAAGATTTTGGTCAAACAGCTAGAGATACTTTTATAGGAAGTGTAATCGACGCCATACCTGGTGTTAATCTAGGAAGTCTTAATGAAGATCTTATTAAATTAGCTGACACAGAAGAACAAAGAGTTGCTGTGCAAAATTTAATTGATTATCAAAAAGACTATGAAAGATTTAATAAAGACTTAAATGCTTTTAGAGCTTATGAAAAGTTAGATCAAAATTCATTAGATGAATTAGGTTTCACTGCAAGTGATTTAGTTAATATGGAAAGTCAATTAGCTAAAAGATATAGAGACATAACAGACAGAGCACCAAAAGTTTATAACCCAGATGTTCTTGGATTAGTAAAAGGTCTTGCACGAAAAGAAGCTGAGAAAAGAAAAGAAAATTTAGAAGGTGTTCAAGGATTAATTTTTGGAGATCGTATGATACAAGATTCAGATTTTGTTGACAAAAAAACAGATCAAATCATGAGAGCAGCCACAGGCGTAGAGGGAGCGACTGATAGTTATGCAGACGCGTATAAATCTTTACCTCAACCAGAACTTTCACTAGAAGAATTAGATGATATTTATGAAATGGGTGGTATTATGGGAGCAGCTGAAGGCGGACGAATAGGTTTTGCTGAAGGACCTATGGATCCTAAAAGAAGATTATTTTTAAAACTAATGACAGGTATTATGACTTTACCTGTCTTTAGTAAATTTTTAGGAAAATCAGAAGTTGCTAAACCTGTAGTTAAACTAGCAGGCACCACTACTAAGATGCCAGACTGGTTTCCTGATTTTGTAAACAAAATGATGTTTTCAACAGGAGGCAAAAAAATAGACGCTGATCTCATGGAATACACTACACCTGAATTACCTGGAGTAAAAATGACAAGAAGTGACGATGGCAGAATTACAGTTGAAGGTAAGAATGGATATGGTGAACCTTATGAAATAGAATACACGCCACCAGGTTTTGAACTTATAGATGAAACAACAGGCAAAGTTGTAAAAGTTCCTGGAGAGTTTAGAGCTAACGATACTGTTTATAGACGAGTTGGACCAGAGGGTGATGATTTTGATGTTGATTTTGAAGTTGTAGATGACGTAGAGCAAATATTAGGAGGTGATTCTACAAAATTAGAGGGCTTTGCTAAAGGAACAAATGAATCTAAATATACAAAAGGTCAAAGAAACCTTGATGCAGCTGATGCAATAGGTGAAAGAGCTGATGAGTTCTCCCCTTATGGAGACGTAGATCCAACGGATTTTGTTGATGAATAAACTAACTAAAACAATACCCCCTAAATCAGGTCCTCAGTCTGAGGGCTTGCTTATTAATTATAATACTGTTAAACCTGT